TCCAATTTCTTTATCTTTCCCATTGCTAATCTTATCTATGATAATCGAATGCAAAGAAAGACTAAATATTTTATATAAACTAATTATGAACATTTACTTAAATCGTAATACTTTTCAAAACAGCCTACATCCAATACGCACGTACCTTCGTCGACATCAAACTTTGCCTCCATAAGGAGAGTTGCTACGCCATCGGGATATGCCGTGAATATATCCATCACGGTTGCTTTATCTCCGTTTTCTTTATCCTTAAACCGGGAGCCGATTTTTATATCTGTATTGTTCATGATTTTATTCGTTGATATTTTCTATTTGAATATTTTTAATCCCGAGTGCCTCGTACAAATTCTTTGTTCTGGCAAATTGATCGAACAATACAGAATCGTCATCATACCCGCCAATATCGCATCCGTCAAATTCTTTTAATTCGGCGGCTTGCTCTTCCGTAATATCTTTACCAATCTCCAATATTGCTTCGAAAGTTTCGCTCTTGTCAAATAAGATTCTAATCTTAGCCATGATAATTAATTATTGTTTGGGATAATCGTTTTTTATTTGATTTACTTTTTCTACAAATTCATCAAAACACTCATCACACATACGAACTCGAATACCTCCACTCTGCTCTGATTCAAATTCATAAACATGAGAATAAGGATAATCAAGCCCGTAGCCTATATCTCTTAAAGTTTCTTTATTGCAAAAATTACAACTTCCAACATCTTTAATTTTTTCTTTACTTATTTTCATTGACGGTCTAAATTTTAAAAGTTCTGTTTTTAAATTCTCTAAAGTAAGGATACTCCATAGGGGAACAATCTATCTTAATGTTGTTTTCCCTATCGAATTGAGAAAGGAAACGATGTATATCTCTTATGGTAGAATCGCTCAAGTTTATGAATTTCAAATAATCTGTTTTCTTTCCTTGTAAAGAAATAACCGCCCAAGACGGCGAGTGATGATGAACATCTACACTCACATCAAAATTTGCAAGAACATTTTTTGTACGTGAAGTTTGATTCTGCAACAAAATTCTCTCTTCCTCACATTGCTTTAATTTCGTTCGTAACTCTTCTATTTCCTCCCGAAATACCCAATTAAATAGCCGTTTTATATACTTTTTCATTGGGGTCTAAAAATTAGATAATTTACTTTTGATGTACTCTTTGATTTCGTTCGCATCATTTCCATCATCTATTATTTTTGAGATGAGTTCAAAAGCGTGTGATAAACCAAATCTTGCACCATAAACAAAAGCTCTCTCCGCAACAGGCGCGAACATAGGAGCATTGCTTTCTACATATTCTTTTGCTACTTTTCTAATCGTTTCCATAGGTCTAAAATATTTTTAAGTTTATTTAATTTAATCAGTTAAGCCATATTGCAAAATATCCCGCAATCCCACGACTTAATTTTACCACCTTTGTCAGTTGGCTTAAGTTCATCGAGGAATATTCTTTTTCCCTTTAGTATTACAAGTTTACAGCCTATCCGTCTGCTTTGCTCGGCTCGTTGTTGGAATATTTCGGGAAAACAAATCCGCACTAAGTTCCAATATGTTGGACTGGATGATTTAACGCATCCGATGCAATTTGCATTCGGAAATAACATCGCATATATCGCAGGAAGTCTTATTCCTGCTTTCATTAGTATTTTGAAGCAATCTTCTTTAGTTGTTAGAGAATTACAAAGCACTGGCAGGCTATTAGACCGCTCCTGATGCATGAAATCTTTTTGCCTCTTCCATTCGTCAATTGTGAATCCGAGAACATGAAAATCAATTTCGTGCGTTAACTCAAATTGATAGCGAGCTTCTTTTTTTAACAACATCGTACAAGGAGCGCCTCCAATGCCCGACATATACTTTCGCTTGTCGAATACCTCCACTATAGAAGCATTTGGAAAATCTTTATTTGTAGCTTCAATGATTTCATGTTGCAAGAACTCTTGACAATCCATCAAAAATCGGCGGTTATCCTCGTGTTCTTCCCGTATGGGATTATTAACAACAAGGATCTTATTATTTCTTCCGTAATCGTCAATAGTTTGTTTTGCAGCTACGGCACTGGCAGCACCGCAACTAAACCAAACAGCTATTGTTTTTCCCTCTATCATGGTCTATTATTGTGTTAAATTTCAAATAGATCAGGCGTTTCATTTCCCGATTTCTTATCATATAGTTTGCTTCCATCAAACAGGCTTCTTCGTATATTTCCTCCCAAGTGGGCAGCCCACCGACTTGTTTGTCGTCGATATACAGATGTGCGTAAACCTTGCGCGTTTTGCCGCCATATCTCGCTTTGTTCTCAAGCTCGTGGTCGTTTACTCTATCAAAGGGGATATCTTGCGACAAAAGCCAATTAATCGCCTCGGTCAAAGTATCTCCTTCCCTGCAAGTCCAGATGATCAGGTAATGCCCGTCATCCTTCAATTTCTTCATGTACTTTTTAGCATACGGGGATATCGCTCCGATATAGGGATATTCTCCCGTATGCAAAGTGCCGTCAAAGTCTACAGCGATAATCATTGGTTGTCTTCACTTTTTCGTTCAACAAAAAATGTCTCATCTTGCACAACCGCAAAACCACATTTCGGAAATAGAGCCGCAACATCTTCATCGTCCCGAGAAGCCAACAGCATATCTTTTGCGGGTTCTTCTACTTTGCGGACAAAGTCAGGTAAAAATTCACACAGCAATTTTGTAACTGCATTCCATGTAAATCCCTTCAATGTTTTTAGTTTTGGAGTCCCTATACGAAATCCCAATACACCATGTACGGTCTCAAGGCTTTTTTTCTTGGAAAAAAGCTCTTCTCTGTTTTCAGTAGCATACGCTTGTAATGTGTCAAAAGCCTTTTCTTTAATTTCGTTCAGTTTCGCCAATTCATCCGCTTTAGAATCCCTTAACTTTGTGATTTTAACATCCAAATCAGCATTTATCTTCACAATTCGGGCATCTGCTGTTGCAAATTCGGCAAATGCCTGCTCCATTTGTTCACATGTAATTCCCGTTTGAATTACCTTCTTTTCTCTTTTAGCCATAATAAAAAATATTTAATTTAAAAATGTAAGTATTTCCAACTCTTCGGCGATCATAGCTTCGCCACGCTTAAAATCCTTTTGTTTCTTAGAGAATAGAAAGGATACGTTCTGGAGTCTTTCGATCGGAATCCTGTTAAAATCTTTATAACCGGTTTGCCGGCAAGCAATACTTTTGATTTTCTCAACCCGGTCGCGATATTTTACGATATCGTTTTTCAATACCCTGCCCTGCACGATGTCTAACCAACCACCAACCGCACCGAATACCCGATTGCGAGCCTCCTGTAGCTTTATCTGCTCTTTATTGGCATCTGCACCAAGGGCTTCGCATAAATCTTTCAGTTCGTCAAGAGATAGCTCTTTGCTGCTTTCTGCTCCGTAATTGTCGAATAGCATATCACGCTTATCCTCGTCGGACATCCCAAGTTTGCCACACAAAGTGTGATACTTGCGGATGAGTCCTGCTTTTTTTCTGTTTTCGTTAATTGCTGTTTTCATTGTATTATTTATTAAATATTTTCAGCCCAACACTGGTCTGCTTTTTCTTTCCATACATTGTAATATCCACGCTCTCCGAATGATCTGCCCATCGATAAGGCTCTATATCGGTCTACCTTGATTTTTTGGGTTGCTTCCTGAAAGACAGTAGCATCAGCCGCCTGCTCAGGAGTCCCGTTGGTTTTTACGTGGCATATTATTACGATTGTGATATTCGGGAATGACTTTCTGAGTTCCTCCACCTGCTTCGATGTCAGACGGGCTTTCTTCCGGCTGTCAATGATCACAGCATGTGTGCGGGTGGTTTCAAGCTCCCTCTTTATTTCCGGATAAGGAATAACCTCGTTAATCATTACCACCTTGTCGGCAACCTCATTGATCCTTTCCCTTACCATAGCCTCCTGCAAGGGTTTAGAAACCTGCTCTTCGAAATTGTAAAACCTTACACGCATATCCAGACTTGCAAAGACTTTAATCAGTTGTACGATAAAACTTGTCTTTCCACTTCCCGGTGTTCCCGATATATACCAGATGCCTCCTCTTTGCGGTCTCCCAAAAGCCAACTCCCACTCACCCGTAAACTCCAACTCCACAATGTCGATATTGAGGAAGTTGCTTATAGATGTCGCCCGTTGTCGTGCTTTTTTAGCCATTTTAATTCTCATTTAAACCCGGATTAAAGTTTGAATAAATGACGGAAAAACTCCTCTGTTAACGCTTCCTCCATCCGAGCCGCCTCACGCAAGGCAGTCTCCAGATAATCGTTCAGCTCACCGTAATTATCGGAAATGGTAAGCAGTAAAGTCCGGAGTCCGGAATCGGATACCGATTCAAGGAAAGGAGAAAACATTTTATTTTTATTGATCGGAGTTACATAGCGAATACCTGCCTTAAACCGGCGATAAAACTGGGGCATGCCTTCCGCATCGTTATCCTTTAGCTTTTCCAGTTTGTTTACAAGCTGATTGGTTCCGATAAGCACGATCGGGCAGTAATCTTTTACGCTGTCATACAAACCTTTGATCATCTTTAACACAGGAAGGCTCAAATTCTCTGCTTCATCCAATATGAGGATGGGCTGCTTGCCTGTGCTGCGCAAATACCGTAATTTCCCTGCAAGTTTATAGAGTTTGTGGATGCTATCTCTTTTAGGAAGCTGCAAGCCCATTACTTTGCCAAATTCGGAAATAATGTTATTTACCCGGTATAGGCTGCTTACTGTAACGACATAGGTGCAGGACGGGCATTCCGTTTTGAAACGGTTGATCGTGTAGGTCTTGCCACACCCGGTTTCTCCGATTATCATTTTCACACGGCTGTTTATCTTGGCATCGGCAAGTTCCGTGTAGACATCGAAAAACTGGTCTGTATCGACCGGCTTCCAGAACTCCGACTCGAAACGGTATCCGATAGCCGAAGCCACCTCCTTGAAATAAGAATCCTGTATGAGTGTTTTTCCTATTATTGTGTCGCCCCGTAGGATAGCGTTTATATAACTCACGTTAATTCCGGCAAGCTTCGAAAGTTGATCTTGCGACAACTTGTTCATTTCGGCATATTCATTCAATGCAGCCGATATGTCCTTTTTAATAGATTCTGCTAAAGCCATTTCTTAATTATTTTAATTTTGTATTAATTCTTTCATTAAATCGATGCGGCGTTTATTAAATGCCCGTTGATCTTCCAGATTCTCCCGTTCTGCCTGTTTTTTCGCTTTTGCGTTGATTCTGCGGATAGATTTCTTTTGCTCCTCTATGGCTGTCATATTGCTGACCTCCTTTTGGATTTCTCCGATATCAACCGTTTTCTTGCGCATATTGAGTCCTTTAGGCTTCGGAGCGTTGAGCCCGTGTTGGTTCGGATGCAGGTCGTACCTTTCGAGCCTTTCGTTGGTCGATTTCGCATTGGCGATCCGTTGCAGCTTATTGGTAAGCTCCATACGCCGGATAAAGCTGAGGTCTTCGTGCGTTTGCTCCTGAAGGTTGCGCTGTACTTTGATATAGGGCTGCGCAAAGGTTATAAAGCGCATCCCGGAAGCATCCTTTTCGTAAAGTGAAACCATATCCATGTTTTCCAGATCGTAACGGACATAGAATTTGCGACCGATATTCCTGCGCATGAAATTGCCGTCCGGCATCCCATCGGAACCGAGTACTTCGTATTCGTATTTTTGCTTTTTGATTTCGAAGGTTATGCCGGAAGACCTGTAAGTGGATGGAGTCTTTGTCATTATTCCGAACATGGTCACCATATCCAGCATGTCGATCTCCTGTGCTTTGTCGTTGGCACTCGTCCTGTACATTTCAATGCGCGGGATTCCCGTTTTGGGATGAGGTGCATTGTTCCAAGCGGTACGTTTCTCCAGATATACTTCTTTTATCTTTTCCAGAGTAGGGAGGTTCTTGATATTGGCAAGGATAAACTCCAATCTTCCGCGACTTTCCTTTTTCTTTGCGGTTATGTTCTGCCCCGTGAAATACCATTCCTCGTGCAGATAACTTGCTTGGAAACGTCCAAATGCGCTCTCTATCGTTTTGGAGCGACCGTTATATGGGGCAGTCCTGATGGCATGGCGGGAAATATTACTCAGGAAGTTCCCGCTTTCCAGTTTCTTGTGACCTCCCTGATTGTCATATTTCAATTCGTAAGGTTTGCATTGTGATGTTTTTACAGCCATTTTGAACGAAATAAACTGCGCTTCAAAGTCCTCCGTCCTGCTGATGTGGTATCCGAGGAAACATTCACTGTAAACGTCTATAACCTCATAAACGTTGGCTGTTTTGGTGTTCCCGTTCTCATCCTGATAGTAGAAGTTCAATTTCGTACCATCCGAGTACCAAAGCGAATCCCGGAAGTTCGGGAGCTTGGTTTTGTGTTGGCGGGTATATTCCTCCTTATAAGCCAACTCCCCGTAACGGGCAGCATACCATTTCTCTTTGATATCGGGGCGGAACAGGTAGTCGCGAATGGCTACGCTGCTCTTAATCTTTTTCCAGACGGTCTTCCCGGCTTCCCTGTTCAGTTTGTCAGCATGTTGGTTGTAGCGGGCATGCAGTTGTTCAATCGTTACTATATTGATATAAGATGCCCATTGTGCTACGATCCAGTCGCCGACCTCTTCGGTGATTATTCGTGTGTTTTGATTGCCCCACTTGCCGCTGAGGATGGCTTCATAACCGTAGGCAAGATAGTCGTCGAGCTTTATTCTTAACCGTTTGGGATTTTTAGGAAGGTCGCACTTCCATTCTTTGGGAAGGTTTTGTATTGCTTTGACTGCCCGGTTCCAGAATTTGCCCGCCATCGGGCGTTTGTTCCGGCTTTTGCTTCCTATCACATGGTCGTCCCATGCTTTTTTCAATGCGTTGAGGACGGCGGCATTATTCGAGTATAATAGCTTTACATCGTCCGGGAGTCCTTTTTCGTTTTCCTCGTATCCGACCCTGTGGGTCTCGAAAAAATTAATCGCCGATTGATCATGCTCCAGATATTCCATAATGCCCTGTTTTTGTGATTCTACCTGTGGGTCGCCGAAGCGATCCTTTGCCAGTTGTTTGTATTTCTCAGGAAGGCTGTCGAATTCAATCAAGGCGGGGGAACCCTCTCCGCCTCCTCGACGGATAATGTTAAATCGCTTGCGATAAGAAAGCGAATAAAATGTACCTTCTGGCATAACACCATTAGGGTTCTCATCTGAAATAATCAGTTGGCTACCACTTATACATAATATTCCGTTATAATATTCCATTGATATACTTTTACTTTTATTCCCGCCCGGGAGTCGAACCCGAAACCAAAGCCTTTACTTTTACGGGAGGAATACTTATCTTTGAGGTGCTAAACAAAAAGTATAAGTATTATGAACACGATTTTTATTACTGAATTTATTCCGTACGACAGCGACGGAATGGTTGTTGTTGACAAGGAAGCTTTCTTCAATCGAATTAAAAAGGGATACATGGCTGAAAGAAGTAGCTTCAAAGTATCTTTCTGCGAAACCGGCGTCATCCTTAGTGTTGAAATTAATTCTATCCCTCAAGGAGCAGGCACCTATACCGTAGGAGAAAGAAACAATCCGCATCGCTTTTAAAAGTCAATTTGCATTTCATCTCCATCTGCATACGGCTCGTAATACAGGGGCTTGTAAAATATTTTTAGATAGAGTAGGATTCCGAAAAATCGGTATTCTACTCTCGTCCCTGTAACCCGTGATACTTCTCCATCTCTTAAATAGACTTTTCCGTCCTCGTTTTTGAACATTGGGAAAACTTTCTTTGTAATCATAACTCATTATTTTAATTTGTTTTTTAACTCATTCATCCAACCTTTCCGATCGGCATGGATCAGAAGCAAGGATGATCCGACAAACCAGAGGAAGCCGGCAAACACCGCCCACATTGCGGAGCGATCCATATCGACACAAAGCCCGATAAAACTCATCGCCCAATTTAATCCGATTAAATATGCTCTCATAATGAATTTGTTTTAGACTGTTCTGCGACTACAACAACACCCCCCCGCTCGATGGCGGCGATCCTTATTTTATGTGCCAATGCTGTTTTTGACCTATACTGCAATGCCGACTTGATAGTAGGATAGGAGGTTTTGAAAAGCTCCTTTAATACTTTCCGTTCTCCGTTATCTACTAAAATTTCCTTACTTGCTTTCTTTGCCATGATTTCTCGTTTTAATAATTATCATTACCTTTATAGCGATTTTTAATTTGTAAGACTTTGCAAATATAGAAAATATATTTTCGATAAACAAAATAAAACGATAATAAATTTACGATGATTAAGGAGAGAATTATACAACTGATTGAAAAAAAGGGGATTCCGAAAGAAGAGTTTTATATTAAAATTGGCATGACATCTGCGAGTTTTCGAGGTAATGCCAAACAGACACCTCTTAATTCAACCGCGATCGAAAATATATTATCGGAAGTTCCGGATGTAAATCCGGAATGGCTTTTGACTGGTAAAGGAAATATGTTAAAGACGGATATTAATATGGCATCTTTAAATATTGGCAAAAAAACAAAAGGAATACCGCTAATACCCATATCGGCGATGGCAGGGTATACCACCGAAGATGTACAGGTAATGGATTATGAATTTGAAAATATTTATGATATTCCAGATTTTGAAAATAAAGGAGTTAAGTTTCTTATAAGAGCTTCAGGAAGTAGCATGTATCCTAAATATTCCAATGGAGATATATTAGCATGTAGACCAATTAATGACATGTCATTTTTTCAATGGGGAAAAGTATATGTATTAGACACAGATCAAGGACCGTTAGTCAAGAGGTTATTTCCTTGCGAGGATGATATTGAATGCTTGGAGTGCCGTTCTGATAACAAGGAACATTACCCTCCATTTCGATTAAAAAAAGCATCGGTTAGAAAAGTATCCATTGTGGTAGGAGTCGTTCGCTTAGAATAGAAAAAAGATCATTTTTTTGCAATCATCTTAAAATTATTATCACAAAATATTGATTATCAAACAATTAAATCAATATATCATCTGCGCAATTCTATGTCGTTAGCCTATGAATCTCCCCTTATTTTCTTTACTTTTGTTCCCTTTTCGCACTCTTTGGCTATGACTTTTTTTTGATTTTAATAGGCAAACACATAGCCAAGTGCATAGCCTTTATGTATTTTTCGTTATTTTCCTCCGTTCTTGTTTTTGTAGTTTTAATGCCCATTAAATTCCGTTTATTTATTATTTAAACCTATCTTTTTGTAGGGGCTAAAACTCTTTGTGGCGTTTTGTATCGTTATTTCTGTTGTTTTTGATACATCTATTCGTCCGAACAAAAAAAGAGGCACAAAAGCCCCTAAATTAATTCAAAAAACAAAGCGAACTAAACCGAAACAAAGCAGAACAGAACTTTTCGTTTATTTTTGCCGTCTGTGATTTATCAGTTCAATCTATTATAAATAAATAAGTTAATAGTATTGTTGTCTTGTGTGGTTCTGGCACATCTCGTTTTTACCCCCTTACTTGTCGCTTGCTTGTGAGTAATTATACATCGCTGCCTTATGCAAATGAACTTTATCTATTGGATAGTTATACCGGTACGGAAATCTATTTGGGCGACAAAGAGTGCATAGCCTATGCTTTCGAGAGCCAAGCGGGCAACCACGCCGGAAGGTTTTATCTCGTAAGAAAAGGAACTTTATTAACTCCCGTTTTAAGCGATGACACCATCTCGATAAATAAAAATAACGGTTGGATCACTATCACTTCGGCCGGATTGCCCATCGTTAAGGTAATGCTCTACACCCTAAGCGGACAGTTGCTCTATCAGTCGCCGGCTATCAATTCAACGGTTTGCCATATAGAGACAAACCGTCGGCAACGCACGCCCGTAATAATAAAAGTACAAACCCAACACTTTATTAAAATAACTCGATTAATCCTATGAAAACCTTACTGACAACCCTTGCGCTTCTTCTGATTCCTGTTTTTGCGATAGCCGAATACGATGAGCCTGACTTTGTAAAAATGGAAGACCCAAGCTACATTGCGCTGCCCGAATTTCAAGCGGCCGATAGTTGGCATAGTTATAAAGAGAAACCTCAAGGCAATTTATGCCCTATGTGCGGAAGCGCCAACTACAGCGGCTTTGCCGGATGCTATACCTGCGGTTTCGGAGGCGATAACGGTCAAGGACTGGGCACCGATAATGCCCCCGTCGGCGATGGCTTGGTATGGATGTTGATATTATCGGGCGCGTACTTTATAGTGCGGTGTCGAGTCTTAAAGTCAAAATAA